AAACCCGAAGTGACCATTGAGGGGACATTCAACGCCACGCGGGCCGATCGTGAGTCTGTGCGTGGGTGGCGAGGAATTCGGCTCGTTCACCGTGCAGGAAGCGCGGCGCTTTGCCGGCCGGATTCTTGAGGGCAAGTTATCGTCATCATGTCTCAGCGAGGATCTTGCCAGGACCTTTGCACGCGGGATTCTGACCGTTTGTGACGCTCTGACAGATAAGGCTCTGCGATACCATGAGTGAAGCTACCGAACCATTCTGGATAGTTCTCAAGTGTAGGGTGCCTACCAAGCATAAGGATTCTCCAGGTATCCTCGTTCACCCCCTCCTCCAAGAAGTGGCTGCACTGGCAAACAGTCGGAGGTCGACAGTCAAGGACATGATGATTTACACCCGCGACGTGAGCATGAACGAAGATTGTCTGAAGGAACTGGGTATCAGGATACTTGGAGAACCACACTAAGGCTCTGCGATCGGAGGAGATCACCTGATGCCGGCGGCCACGATGCGGGCCAAAGTGCAACAAACGCCACGTCAACAGGATGCCGGATGGCAACGGATCAGGGAAGAACGCGCCGAACTCTGGGCCGCATTGCTGAGGCATGAAATCGGGAAGCTCGAGCGCCGCGGAGAAAACATCAGACCGGAGCTGCTCGATTGGGCATGGAAGCTGTGAAGCTGCTTTGTGAGGAGCGAACCTGCATGACTGCCGCACTGGTACAGACAACAGAACCGGAACGTCAAATCAGAGTCTGGGCTTTGGTTGAGTTATTCGGGCATCAGCGCATCGTTGGATACTGCACCAGCGAAGCATTCGGCAGCGCGGTGCTGCTGCGCGTCGACGTGCCGGATTTACTGAAAGACGCCAGAGTCATCCGCCAGGGATTCACACGCTACTTCGGTATGGGTGCAATCTACAGCATCACGCCGATCGATGAATCCACCGTTCGCGCTATGCTTCCTTCCATCGACGGTATGCCTGAACGACCACTCTCACTGACCAGCTATAGCCGGCGCAATGAATCCTTCGGAGAGGACGACTGAAATTGACATGCCAGAGCACCAGATGAACCGACTACTGCTCACGCCAGAGCTCGCAGCCAGACTGGTGGAGCTGCTCACGCCAGAGGAAGATAAGGAACTGCTCGAGTATGCGGCTTCCAACGGAACGGATGACTACCCGTATCGGGCTACAGAGTGGTTGATGCGCCGGTTCAATCTCACGCTGGGCCAGTTGCGTGGCGTGCCCGAAGATGCACTGCTGATCGTTCGCAGAATTCTGCCGGTTGAACACGACTGATGAGCTTCAAAGGGTAGGGGGGAGTGTAAAGTTTACAGGCCGGCGCCCAAACCGCACGTGTGTTGAATTTTGCGCGGCGCAGGTTTCGCGCCGCGCAAAGCTGGCCGTTCAGGGTTCCAGCAGATTGATTGTCGTAAACGCACCGCCGGGATGGAACCGGAGCCCGATCACAGACCACCGTGAGAGTGAACCCTGAAAATGCACTGATCCGCGGCGGCCGGCGGTTTCCTTCCATTGATCGGGAATCACAAACGTCGTCTTGCAACCGGCTTTGAGAGTAATCGTATCCGTTCGCAACACGCGGCCCGACTCGTCATAGATCGTAACCGGCATGGTCACCGTGCCGTAGGTACCGGCATTCAGCAGAGCAACGCCGGTGACATAACCTCTCGAGTTGTCGAACGGGAGAACGCCTTCGTATTCGATCGTGTGCCATGCGGGCACGGTCGCTTCAAAGTCCGGCCGGCCGGGGATCCCGGTGGTACCAACGATAGCCATTGCTCCGACCTGATAGTTACTGCCGATCGGCGTTTCAACTTCTGCCCATCCTTCCACCAGATCGCCGCGGCCTGTTGTCTCGAAAGTAGCCGTACCTCCGATTGGAAGCTCACCCTCAAACCGGCTCGCCGAACCGCGGCCGGCGAATTCGAGCGACAGCGGCTTGCCGTCATCCTTGTGCAGGATCAGCGTATACCGATGCGGCACTTTGTCCATGTTGGTGAGCACGATCGTCGTCTTCCAGGTACCGCCGTTCACAATATGCGGAATGGTGTCGTAAATCGAACCGGCATTCATCCGCAACCCTGCATCAGCGCCGGCAGCACTGAAAGAGCACAACAGAAACATCGCCAACAGTGTTTTACGAATCAAGAACATCTCCTTAAGCGCGGTCATTCACTCAGACGTACCGCACTCCGGAGACGACACAACTCCCATGAGGGGGAGATCAGCACTCCTTTGCGGGGTACGCCAGATCACACGCTCCGCGTGAAACCCGTCGAAAATAAATTTTTCCCTTTTCACGCTCGGCTAACACCATCGAAACAAAACCTGACGATCACGTTGTGAACCAAAAATTGCCTTGAGTGCCTCTCGAGGGCTATTGCAAGTGAATCGAAAATCGGGTTAAAACATCACTTCATGGGCCAGCGTGGACCGATACCGCTCAAGAGCGCCGATCGCGCGATTGGCGGGAACGTTGCCGGCCGACCCATGAGCGATTCCACCCGGGCGCCGGGGCGTATCCTTCCGGCGCCTGAGTGGATGCCACGCGAAATGGCCGATATCTGGCGCGAAACCGTGCGTCATGCGCCGAAGAACCTGTTAGCGCGCATTGATGCCGGCATTGTGACCACCTACGTGGTTTCCCGTTACTCTTACGAGTCCATTGCAACCCTTTGCGCCGGCAAGGTGTGGGAACTGGCGCGCCACGCTGACGTGTTAGCGAAGCACCAGGCATCGATGCTGAAGGCCAGCGCCGCGCTGGGCCTCGATCCATCGGCGCGGGCGCGTTTGCGAGTTGAATCCGAAATGCCGGCTTCACCGGCAACGGCCGCGGCCACGCTGTTCGACCAGTTGAAGGAAGCGTAAGTTGGAATCGCGCCACGTTAAGGCAGGGCTCGAGTACGCAGAGCAGGTGGTGGCCGGCCAGGTAGCCGCGGCCGAACCGCTGAAGCTGGCATGCGCGCGCCAGCTGGCCGACCTCGAGCGCTGGCGCGGGCCCGATCAGCCGTACACCTTCGATGAACGCAAAGCGGCGCGCATCTGCACGTTCGTGGAAGCGATGCCGCATATCAAAGGCAAGTGGGCGCGCCGCGGCCGCGGGCTGATCGAGCTGCAGCCATGGCAAGCGTTCATTCTGACCACGATATTCGGATGGTTGCGGGCCGATGGCACGCGCCGGTTTCGGCAAGTCTACATCGAAGTTCCGCGCAAGAACGCCAAATCGACCATCACCAGCGCGGTGGCGCTGTTTATGCTGGCGCTGGATGGCGAGGAAGGCGCGGAAATCTACTCGGCGGCCACCACGCGCGATCAGGCGGCGATCGTGTTCCGCGATTCCATGGCGATGGTCGACAAGTCGCCCGAATTCTGCAAGTCGCTGGGTGTCTCGAGTAATTCTCTGGCCATCTTCCAGCGCGCCACTAACTCGCGGTTCATGGCGTTGAGTTCTCAGGACCACCGGCTGGACGGGCTCAACCCGCACTTCTCGATGCTGGATGAAGTGCACGCGATGGTGGGCCGCGGGCTGTTCGATGTGCTCGATACGGCCATGGGCGCGCGATCGCAACCGCTGTTGTGGCTGATCACAACGGCCGGAAGCAATCAGACCGGCATCTGCTACGAACAGCACCAGTACCTCAAGCGGATTCTGCAGGGCAGTGTGGCAGATGAGACGTACTTTGGCGTGATTTACACCATCGATCAGACCACCGACGACTGGCAGGATCCGGAAGTCTGGTGCAAAGCGAATCCGAATTATGGCATCAGCGTCGATCCGGACGATTTACTCCGCCAGGCACAAAAAGCGGCCGTGATGCCGGCGGCGCAGAGCGCTTTCCTCACCAAACGGCTGAACGTGTGGATCCACGCCGATTCGGCATGGCTCGACATGCTCGCGTGGGCCCGATGCGCCGACAGCACGCTCAACCTCGAGGACTTCCACGGCCGGCCGTGCTACATCGGGCTCGATCTGGCCTCACGCAACGACGTTGCCGCGGCCGTGCTGCTGTTCCCGATGGACAACAACAAGCTGGCGCTGTTTGGCCGCTACTACTTGCCCGATGATGCGATCGAGCGTGACCTGTCCGGACACTACGACGCATGGGTGCGTCAGGAACGGCTCATCACGACAGAGGGCGCCATCACCGACATGGAAGTGATTGTCGATGATCTGGTGGCCTTCATGGCGCGGTTCGACGTGAAGGCGGTCTGTTTCGATCCATGGCAAATTTCGCCACTGCTGGCCGCACTGCAAAAGCGTGGCGTGACCGTACCGATGGTGGAAATCAGGCAGAGCACACAGAACATCTCGCCGGCGATGAAAGAACTCGAGGCGATGGTGCTCGGCGGTCTGATCGTTCACGATGGATGCCCCGTCACCAGCTGGATGATGTCGAACGTGGTTTGCCACTACGACAACAAAGACAACGTGTTTCCGAAGAAGGACCGCGCCGAAAACAAAATTGATGCGGCGCTGGCGGCCATGTTTGCGCTGAACCAGTATCTGGCCGATTACGGCCGCGTGTGCGTGTATGACGAGAGGGGACTGATTGCCATATGAAACCTGTGACGTTCTCATTCGAGCTGCTCGAGCGCGCCGCGGCCGCGGCCGCTGATCCGGAAGCGTGGCGCCGAATCTCGCTGGTAGCGTCAACCGATACACTCGACCGCTACGGTGACCGCATCAATCCGGCCGGTATCGACCTCAAGGCGTTCAAACGGAATCCGGTTGTTCTCTATAATCACGACCACTCGGCGCCGATCGCGCGCGCGGCCAATCTACGGCTGGAGGATTCGAAGCTGGTAGCGGACGTGGACTTTCCACCGGCCGGCCGGCATGCCGATTCCGACCGCGTGTTCTCGCTGATCAAAGACGAGTTGTTGAATACGGCCAGCGTGGCCGTGCGGCCGCTCAAGTCGCGGCCTCTCGATCCCGACCGGCCTTACGCCGGCCGCATGTACGAACAAAGCGAGCTGGTGGAGCTGAGTATCGCCACCGTGCCAGTGAATCCGGAAGCGCAGATTACCGCGCGCGAATACGACACAGAGAAGGAACCTAACATGAATCCTGTCATTCAGCTGCAAACCACGCGCGACCACGTGTTGCAGCAGCACCAGGCACTTTCGGCCATGGCGGCCGAACGCGCGCTTACCGACGACGAGATGACCAGTCTGCGGAGCTACACCGATGAAATCGCCGGCATTGACCGGCGCATCGATCAGGCGCGCGCCATCGAAACACAGAAAGCCGCGCTGGCCAAACCGGTAGAGGGCACCAACGATGTAACCCGTGGGGCACACGCCGGCCAGAGCTGGGGCGGATCCACCGTGACCGTGATACCGCGCGCGCGGCAACTCGAAAAGGGCGAAGCATTCGGGCTGTTCGTTCGCGCGCTGGCGCTTCACAAGGGCATTCCGATTCTGGCGGCCGCGTGGGTGGAACGGGAAACCGGCCAGATGACGGTGGCGCGCGCGCTGGCAACCTCGCCGGCCGCGGCCGGCGGCACACTGGTCCCGACCGAATTCTCGAGCGAATTCATCGAGCTGTTGCGGCCGCTTTCGGTGGTACGGCGCGCGGGCCCGCGAACGCTCGAGTTTCGCGGTGTGGGTACGATCAGCATTCCGCGCGCGGCCGGCGGCGCCGCGGCAAGCTACATCGGTGAGAACACCAAAATCAACTACACCGAAATGTCAACCGATGCGGTGTTGCTCACTCCGAAGAAGATAGCGGCCATCACCGCACTTTCGAACGAACTCATCCGGCGATCGAATCCGGCCGCCGATGCGATCGTGCGAGATGACCTGCTGGCCGCGGTGGCCTCGACCTCGGACGCGCAGTTTCTCCGCGGTGTGGGAAGCGCCACCGCGCCGGCCGGCCTCGCCACACTGGCCGCGCCGGCCAACATCTTCAATTCATCCGGCATCACGGTTGACGCGATCACGGCCGATATCAGCAAAGCCGTGCTGGCACTTCAGAACAGCAATGTGCGGATGATCAAACCGACGTGGTTTACCTCACCGACCGTGATGAGCACACTCAAGCGCCAGCGCGACGGGACAGGCAACTATATCTGGCGCGACGAACTCAATCAGGGAACGCTCGAGGGCTATCCGGTGTTCGTCACCACCGCGATTCCGGCAAACCTCGGAACGGGAACGAATGAATCTCAGGTGATTCTGGCCGATATGGCCGACATCATTCTGGCGGAAGAAATGAGCGTGGCGGTGGATGTCTCGCAGGAAGCGGCCTATGTCGACGGCTCATCCACGCTGATCAGTGCGTTCTCGTTCGATCAGACGGTGATTCGCGTGGTGGCCACGCATGATTTCAACACGCGGCATCCGCAAAGCATCGCGGTGATCAATCAGGTGGTGTGGGCCTAGGCGCCGGTGGTCTGATGCAGGTGCGGATTCTGGTGGGTGGAATTTACCGCGGCGCTTACTACAGCGCTCATGAACTGGTAGATCTGCCCGCGGAAGTGGCGGGCCAGCTGATCAAACGCCAGCTGGCCGTGCCGGTAGCAGGAGTACCGGAGCTGAAGCGGACAGGCTCGAGAATCGAACGGAAGCGGAATGCCTCTCAGAACTAAAATCGTCCAGTGGCTGCAACGCGCGGTGAGTCTGATGATACCGGCCGCGCCGCTCGGTTCGACCGGCGGCAACTACTCGCTGGTGGGCGCCGGATCCAATACTCCGCTGGCCTATTCCGCGGCGTGGGCGTGCGTGCAGGTGCTCACGCAGGACATGGCGAAGTTGCCGCTCGAGTTGTGGACCGGGAGCGACCGCACCGGCTGGACCGCGGCGCGGCTGCATCCGCTCTGGCAGGTGCTTCGCAAACCGAACGCATGGATGAGTCGGTTCGATCTCATCCGCTATCAGGTGCTTTCCATCCTCACCGATGGCAACAGCTACAACCTGATCGTGCGCGATCGCGAAATGAATCCGGTGCAGCTGATACCGATTCATCCGCGCTACGTGAGCGTGTATCAGGCATACGACGGTGAGCTGTTCTACGGCATCGGCCAGCGCTACGGAGCGCTCGAGTCGTTGTTGCCGGAGGAAGCGGCCATGAGAGTGCCGCAACGCGATATCCTCCACATCCGGAACCTCTCGCTGGACGGCATCATTGGCCTCTCGACGCTGGGCGCCGCGCGCTATGCGATCGAATATGGCGTCAACCTCGAGAGGCAAGGTTGCGCGCTGTCGGGCCGCGGCGGAAAACCGGGAGGCGTGATCTATATGCCTCACCGGCTGCAACCCGAACAGGCGCGGCGCTTGCGTGAGGAGTGGGATCAGGTTTATAACGGCGCCGGCCAGGGCAGTACGGCCATTCTCGAGGAAGGCGTCAAGTTCGAACCGCTGGCGTTTCGCGCGGTGGATGCCCAGTTCCTCGAGTCACGCCGGTTTCAGCTCGAGGAAGTGGCGCGGTTTTTTCGCGTGTGGCCGTTCCTGATCGGCGCCATGGAAAAACTCAGCTACAACAACGTGGAACACCTGATGAAGCTGCATGTGGATTCCACGCTGGCGCCGATCGCGGAACTGATCACCGCGGCTTATTCGTTCGCGTTCGAGCTGGGCGAAACGCACGTACTCGAGTTCGATTTCGACACCATGCTGATGGCCGACACGGAACGGCGCTTTAAGAAATACGCCACCGGGATTCAGTGGGGCATGTTCTCACCGAACGATGCGTTGCAGATGGAAGGACTCAACCCCTACGACGGTGGAGACATTCACATGCAGCCGCTGAACATGGGAGCAATCGGGGAGACGGCACCGGCCGCGCGCCGGCCGGCCGGTGCGAGAGGCGCCAACAATGAATGACACCACCAATGTGATCACACCGACGTGGGCCATGGGCCTGTTGACGTTCCTCGAGGAAGCAGAAACCGAACCGGTGACCGAAGGCGAATTGCGCCAGCATCTGAGGGTAGAGGAAAACATCGAAACCGATTACCTGATGCGTCTGGCGCGCACCGGCCGGCACGTCATCGAACGCATGACGAACCGGAGCT